ATCATCAACGTTAACTAGCTCTTCTACAAATGCATTAAACGCAACCTTTGCTTCAGCCGTGCCCACTATATCCGCGTCGTTCACTACACGCACATCAAACACCTGAGTAACTTGTGTCTGGTCTACCCCAGATGCTGTTTCACTCACCGCTACAGGGAACTCAATAAACCCAACCGTCGCATCTAATACACTAACGCTTTCGGAAACACTTGTCGGTACGATCTTAAACCCAACTGTGGTGTCCTGATAAGACGCACTTTCTGCTACCGCTGATATAAATGCTTGAGAGATAACCACTGTATCAAGCCCTGACACACCATCTGTGGTAAGCGTTTTAAAGTTCGCAATCGTCGATATGGAGTCTATACAAGAACCGCTTTCTGACACCACGCTATTAAACGTTTGGCGGGCTAATACGCTATCAAGCCCTGACGCCGACTCACTGACCGACACACTATAGATAACACCTGCAAAGGCGCTAAATGGGGCTCCCGAAAACGAGGATAGCCCAAGCATGTTTAGACGGCCTGTAAATTAGTTTCGTCAAACCAACGAGATTGTTTTTTACCACTTGCGTCAACCCATGTCAGCATGCACTGCACCGTACCGTCATCTAGCATACGCAAAGCCTGTACATTACCTTCTGGGTTAACCGCTTTGACTTGAACAAGCTCGCCTTTTTTAAACATCGTAGCCATGATTTGTCCTTATGTCGCAGTAGCGCTAAACGTATAAGTGGCGGTCAAAGTATCACCGTTAACTACCGCACGATCCCCGGGAGACTGAAAATCCGCCGCAGAAAACAACACACCTGCCGTGCCGCCTTTAGTGTTATCGCTAATTAAGAACGCGCCGCCTACTGTAACCGTGCCGTTCATAACAAATGCTGCTGGAGATGCTGAGTTTGTAATAACCGATGGGTTGGCTGTGGTCGCTGTACCAAACGAGCACACAGGGCGCGTAGCATTACTATATGCAGTAACCTCGGTCCAACCTGCATGAGAGGCGGCTGTGTCACCTGCGGCAGGATCGTTACTTGCGGCGGCACCGTAAATACCTAAGTACCAAGTCGCTGTGTAACTTGAACCCAAAAAGTACTTGGCGTTCATATCTTGTAAGCCAACATTGACCACTAGATTATGCTTTGAGGCTTCCCACTTGAGGTTACCCTGTGCGTCATGGCATTGAACATGAAATACACCGCCTAATTTAGCGCTGTTGTCTGACTTAGTGCCCATAATCACTGCACTCGACACGCCATCACCAGCACTTGATTGTTCTAACGTACTCATAACTAACTCCTTAATTGAGGCGCAGAATCGCCGAAGTATTTGTATCAGCAGGAAACTCAACCGTGAATGTAGTGGTCGAAGTTTTATCTGCACCAAAATCTAAGCCACATACTGCTGTCCCACCATCTTTATAAATCAAAGCGCCGCGAGCTGTAATAGCCCCAGACCATGAAACATTTGCAAACGATACATAAGAAACGCCGTCCAGCGCGTTAACCGAAGCCACAAGCAACTCACCACCTGCGGTGTACCCAGCACTCACTACTTCGCCATCTGTTGTGTAGGCTGCTGTCGTTTGGTTGAGCGCCGCGTCATTAGTGTACAGCGCGATCTTAAAAGTGCCAGAACCAAAATCCACATCCCCATTTAAGAGGGCGGTCTTAAAGCTGTCACACGCGAAGTTTCCCGTAAATGCCATGTTATCTCACCGGTAGGCGGACTTGACCGCTTCTATATGCATCTTGTCTCTCTTTGCCATCGCCCAATTGCTTCAGAAGCGACATGGCTTCATTGTACTTTGCTTCATAGTTAGCTACTACGTCTGCTTCCTGTCTTTGGAAGATTGCGGCTTCCCGCATAGCACCGTAGAAAAGAGCTGAAGCGAAGTTGTCACCAAGCCAAGTTGTACTCGCAGTAACGATTGACTCAGGGTAGAAGAAGTAATGAAGCTCGACGGAATAGACTGCGTTAGGAGTTGGACCAAGTATGAGTGATAATTCATCTGTAAGCACCGCCGGAATGCTGTTAGTCGTAGTCGGGCCAAAAAGAGCGTAATACTTTGGTAACCCAACATCTGAAGGCGCGGGGTAAGCCTGACGAATAAAGTTAACATCTTTGTTAAGCAAATACTCATACGAGCCATTCTCATCTACTACAGACACAGAATACACCGACAAGAAATCCCCCGGCGTAGACAAATACTTATTACCCGCACTAGTGTTACCCGTCACGTTCTTACGTAGGTATGACAACTGCACAGAGTTGTATATCTTCTGCTCAGCAATCTTTACGAACGTGGGAATATTCTCGACAAACAGTTGTTCATCACTTTCCGAGTACGAAGTAATTGCGGCGGTGATCTCTGCGTAGTTCATCTTAAGCCATAGGTCCGCGTGACATAGTGCCCTTAATTGCCGCACCAGTACCACGCATCTTAATGCCAGATGTCTTTACGTCTTTACGAGCCGGATTACCTGCGCTTACACGACGAGCTGGCATACCGCCCGGAGTTGATTCTATAGCACTCATCGTGTTGGGGTCTGTTTTATAACCTTGTGATGCAGCAGCAGCTTCGGCGCCAAACTTCTTGCCATCCATTGTATGAGGCTCTGCGTAAACAGCAGCACTGCCTACTTCTTTACCCATAACTTTTTGAGAAAACTTAGCCATGTTAGCCTCCTTGATTAGCAACTTTAGCCAGACCACGACCAACAGCCTTCATCTTCTCAGATGACACGCCCAAAGAGCGCTTGCCGCCGTTAGTGATGCCTTTCTTTGCGCCGTCATTTGGGAAGACTTTTACATCAGTCTTGCCTTTTTTTGCGACACCGTCTGCTGCTGATTTGTAACCCATGATGGCTTCCTTAAATAACGGCAACCGTAACGGTGCCAAGTGTGATAACTAATTGTAAGGCATTGGGTGTTAAACCGCCATCTCTAGCGCCACCTACTGGAGCCCAGCCCCACTGAAATATTCTACTACCGCCAGATGGATCGCCTTCTACATCTACACCTGAAACAACGTAACTTGTGTCTGGCCTTGGTTCGCGTACGGCCTGTGGATCATTAACCGGATACATGCCTAATTGCAACTGCGGCTGATCGGGATTCCAACACGCTCTGCAAACCTTAATCTGGTACAGCTTGGTCTTAACAACTTCCTTGCGTAGCTCTGACAGTTTAAAGCGAAAACCGCACCTATCGCACTCGGCAATCGCATATTTTCCAGACGCAAATTTAGAGGGCATGATTCACCTCAATAAAACATGTTGCGTGGGACGAACCTGATTGGCGCTTTTTCACGATCCTCGTCGGCAGCTAATTGAAACTGTTCTGCATATTCTGACTTTAAAAACAACACACGCGCAGGATCTACATCAGGCAACTTAGAGGCCAAGTAAAACGATAGTCCAGCAACCATGCAGTTGATAAATCGAAACGGTATGTCCATTGTAGATACACCACCGCCAGCGTCTTGAATGCGTCTTAGCCGCCAATACACAAACGTATACTGATTGCCCGGCGCATTGGGTGTAGGCCAGACCACAATCTTTGGGTTATTGACACCTGTTACTGGATAGTCTGCACCCGACTGGCGGTTGATCCACACCTGAATTGGGCGACCTTGAGCGTTCTTTGTAGGGATGGTAGCGTAGGTGGACTCAGAAATACGGGAGATGTTGATATCAATCTGACCTTGCCCCGTGCCCGTACGGACTACAGTGTCTAGCAAGTCAATCGTGTCTACAGGCAAATCATACGTAGACTGCCCTGTTACCATAGGGATCGAGCCTTGCTCAATCGTCCACAGGTTAATACCCTTATTTGCCCATTCAACGGTCAGCAAGTTTATACTTCGACGCGCTGTACGCAGGTCATACCCAGTACGCATCTCTTTGCCGACTCTCTCAAAAGCCTCTTCGACAAGCTCTGAGAGGTCAAGGTTGAATGCTGAGGTGCCAGAAGTAGTCATCTAAATCCTGCCGTTTTCTTTGCAATACGTTTTGGCTGCGCCACAAACTGCTTACCTGCTGCCTTACCTGCTCGCTTAGCCTTCGTAGTCGCTGCGTAC